TGCAAGTATCCTGTGGGCGGTCGACGTATCCTCACGGGCGTGTCGAAATCGAGCGTTAAAACTAACGTACTCGAGGACCTTTGGTCACTTGTCGGCGCGCGCAATTACAAGTATAATGCCCAGTCTGGAGAAATGTCGTTGTTCGGGGTGCCTTGGCAGGTGTATGGCGCCAGGGATGAGGGGTCTGAGAAGTACCTACGTGGAGCGACGGTAGGCTATGCTGTATGCGATGAGCTTGTATTGCATCCGCGGGCCTTCTTTGAGATGTTGCTCTCACGTCTAAGTCCAAAAGGCGCCCGGTTATATGGGTCGACCAATGCGGACTCCGCGGCGCACTGGTTGCGCACCGAATATCTCCTTAATGAGGAGCTAGTAAATGACGGTCTTCTGTGGTCCGATACATACACCATGGATGACAACGTCACACTAGAGCCTGAGTTCGTGGCTAGCCAAAAGAAACTTTATACAGGCGTCTTTTACGACCGCATGATACGTGGTATGTGGAATAACGCCACCGGTGCAGTGTATGGAGATGCCTGGTCCGATGCCACCTTGTATGATGACAGCACACGCCCCAAGGGTCTGTACGGCAAGGGTGGCTACGAGGCGCACTACATCGGCGTCGACTACGGCACGCACAACCCGACGGTGTTCCTCGACGTCATCGACGACGGCAAGGTTTTGTGGTTCGATCGGGCATACTATCATGACTCACGGCGCGCTATGTCACAAAAGACGGACTCTGACTATGCTAACGACCTGGAACAGTTCATTGCAGAGTCCTCCTGCAAGGAGCAGCCGCTCGTGCTCATCGACCCCTCGGCGGCCAGCTTCAAGGCGGAGCTCGCGCAGCGGGGGTCCGTATGGCAAGAGAACGCCGACAACGATGTGATCGACGGGATCAGGAAGATGGGCAGCGCCCTGAAGCAGGGCAAAGTGCGTGTCCACGCCAAGAACTGCCCCGACATGTGCCGGGAGATGCCCGAATACGCTTGGGACGACCGCGCCTCGAAGCTGGGCAAGGAGGCGCCAAAGAAAGTCGCCGACCATTGCCCGGACGCCGCGCGCTACGTGGGAAACTACGTGCTCAAGTCATGGAGGTTGGCGGAGTGAGAATGGGCTGTATCTACCTGCTGTCGTGCTTGGACACACGCAAGCACTATATCGGACAAACGACGGCCGACAACCCGTCGCGTCGCTGGAACGCGCACTTGCGCGACGCGGCCAAAGGTTCAGACTTGCTGCTTCACCGCGCCATGCGCAAGCATGTCGGTCGATTCGCTGTCGACGTGGTCTGGTACGGGCCGGCGGATGAGCTCGACGCGCGAGAAACCGAGTTCATAGCATTAGCTGGCACACTGGCGCCGAAAGGCTACAATATGATCGCGGGTGGCAAAGGTGTGCAGCATTCACCGGCTACCGCACGCAAGATATCGCGGAAAGCCAAAACACGCATGGCCGACCCGGCCGTTCGCGCCGCCATGTCGCAAAGATCGAAAGAGCTCTATGCTTCACCCAAAGGCGACGAGGTGCGGGCTAAGATATCGGTGGCTTTGACCGGCCGCTTGTTGAGCAGCAAGGTGCGAAAAGCGCACTCCAATGGTTTGCATAAGCGGTACGCCAAGCCTAGTGAGCATCAGCGTACGGCAAATGCTGCTCGGCGGCATTATGACAGTCCAGCGGGCGCGGAGACACGCCGTAAGCAATCAGAAGCCGCTCAACGGCGCATACTTAGTGGTCCGTATCACAGTGAAGCTACACGGCTAAAGATATCTGAGGCCGCCAAAGCGCAGCATGCACGTCAAAAAGCGGCGGGCATGACTCATGCTGGCAAAGTCTACCGATGATCGTCTCCAAGAAAAAGCTTCTGGCTAAGTATGGAAGCCGCTGTGCATATTGCGGCAAGATATTGACATTGCGCACGCTCAATAGAGATCACTTGGAGCCTATTGTCCGCTACAGGAACGTCCGCTGGACCTTCAGCGGGCGCAACGGCTGCAAATACCCGGAACGCCACACGCTCGAGAACATCGTCGCAGCTTGCCGTACTTGCAATCTGGACAAGGGCCCACTCGACCTCCAGACTTGGAGAGCATCACTCAAATGGCCAGGTCCGAGGCCGATCGTGTTCCACTTTGAAAAGGAGCTACGCCTTGCATGACTACTTAGCCAGTGAGATCTTGAAAGAGCTTCATGAACAAACGGTACTGCTGCGTTCGATCCAGCGGATATTGAAGCACTCCAACCCCCGCAATGTTACAAGCGGCGAACTTAGCAAGGGAGATCCCATGGCACCCATCATACCCGGCAGTCTTCATATCTTCACCGTCACGCCTGAGCCCACCGACGCGACCTTCATTCCTACCGACTCCGTCATCACGTCCAGCGACACCGTCAATGCACCCGTCACCGTGGACGAGACTGGCCTCATTGGCACGGTCTCCATTGCTGCAGATGCGCCTGTCGGCACCGAGTTCACGCTCACCTGGACCTACACGAATGCGGATGGAACGACCGCCACAGCTTCGATCACCGAGACCATTGTCGCGGCCGTAGTCGATGTCACCGGCGGCACCATCGAGCAGACTTCGTAAACATGAGAACGGATGAAGAGATCGTTCACGGCCACGCTGCTAAGCTGGCCGTGAATTTCCTCCGTGATTTGCACGACATACGCTCAGCCCATGTGGATGCCGGTCTGGACACCGAAAAAGCTGTGTTAGAAGCATTCAGGTCCAACATCGATAGTCCAGGGCTGCTGCGGTACACTTTGTTGGGAAGGAGAGTGTCACTGTGAGTCTAGACTTCACTAAGCTGAAGATCAGTACGAAAAGCCTCATTGCGTTTCTCATAGGGCTCGGCTCGCTGATGCAAGTGCCGCAGATAAGCGGCCCGGTCATAGCCTTCGCCGCGCACCACCCGCATGTGGCGACCATCGTCGCCGCGCTCACGGCCATCATTGGCTTGCTGCACAATCCTACAGTGGACGCTATCCTTGGCATCAAGCAGACCGTGGCGTCACAAACACTCACTGTTGGCGCTGTAAGTAAGACCGACACGGTGTCCACCACCATCACGCCTGTAACAAGCGGCAACATCACGGCCGCAGGAGAAATCAAATGAAGAAGTACCTACTGCTTCTATTACCCCTCGTGCTGGTCGCTGGTTGCTCCAGCTTCGACCGCACAACGTTCAACACGCTTACCGTGAGCAAGTCAGTTCTCACTACGGCGCAGGCCGACTACGAGTCCGGAACGCTGCCACACACCGCCTGTGTGCAGACCATCATCAACGACGGCAAGACCTCACAGACGCTGGCCGAAGTCGCCTTTGGCGCGTACTTCCAGGTCGAGCAAGCTAAGGGCGACGTTACCGCGACGCAAGCCGCTGTGGTGACCGACCTCCTGGAGCTGACGCCCATCATCGTCAATATCAAGGGGTTGTACACGAACCCGAATTGCACCGCAGCCACTACGGCCACAGGAGGTGGCTTCTAATGACAACCACTACTGTTTCAACCGCCGTCACCGAGGTCCAGGCCGTCAGCAATCAGATTCTGGCGCTTATCGAAGCCACTGACCCAGCCGTCGCCATACCGGCAGCCACAGCCGGTACCATCCTCAACCTACTCGCCGACATGACCACCAAGGCACTGGCCGCTCTTACCGCAGCGCAGGGCACTGTCATCTCAGCCGCGTCGATCGCTGCACTGGCTCCCGATGCCACGCCGCTGTCGGCACCCACGGCCTAGACCCGAGCCTGCAAGGAGGCTTTTATGTCAAGCAACGAGATAACGATACGCTTCATTATGGGATCAGATCTTGTATCCAAATTGATTGGCTTTGCAACTGACAGTATATTCTGCCACACCGAAGCGCTCAGCCGCGACGGCTCACATTGGATCGGCGCACACGCCAAGACTGGCGTGGAGGCGCGTCCGTTGAACTGGTGCAAGCCCGAGTTCGAGCGTCGCTACTCCATCCCTGTAACGCCTGCGTTGTATGAGCAGGGCATGCATTGGCTGGAGTCGAAGCTGGGCACGCCGTACGATTATGCGGACATCGTCGGGCTTGCTCTGCACAGTCGCAAGGGTGGCTCGGACCACGAGATCATCTGCTCAGCGTTGATGATCCAATTCATGCAGCAGACTGGCTTACAGCCGCTCAACTGCCTGGAGCAGTTCGCTTATCTCATCACTCCAGAGACGCTCCATCTGTCGCCAGTGTTCATCGGGCGTGGGGTGGCGGTATGACCGAGACCCTGGAAGACGTAGCCACAGCGCCCGAGATCGAAGGGCCTAAGCCCATCGCCGTCACCATCTCCACCGATGACGTGCAGGCGTTGTTCGCGGTAGGCACGAACCCATACAACTTCAATCAGTTGATTCTGGCTAAACTCAAGGACGCAGGCGCTCCAGTCGAGGGCACCCTCCATCTGAGAATGGCGCATGGTAGCGTGTTCAAACTCAAGGATAGCGTCTTTGAGGAGCGACCTGAGTTTACTTATTTGTGGTTGCCCGAGAATTATATTTACGCGCTGAAACATGCGCCACAGGGAGCAGTGGCTTGAAGAAGATGATCATCGCAACACCTGTCACAGCATCGAAGCATTTCGTTTCCTGCGCGGAAGCCCGCGACCTTTGCAAACAGCCTGGAGTGCGCATCCATTGGCGACCGACGCGCGGTGAAGACACCGCTGAAGTATTGGAGGGCTAGAGACATGAGTGTAGCAAAAGGCAGCGCGCACTTCGGCCACGAAAAGCAAATGACGGCAAACACATATCTGCGCAAAGTTGCGCGAGCCGCTTTGCGGGATGGCGAATCAGAGGAGACCTTTGTGGCCCAGTTCAAAGCGTCGGCGCAGAGCATGGCAAGAGAAGCCTACAAAGCAGAGCAGTCTACTCCTGCCAAAAAGAAGACCGTCCTCAAGGACGGACCCGGCACCGTACTGGGCGCTCGACGTGACAAGCTCCACCGCGCGCTGGATGCCGCCATCGACCGTAAGAGGGGGAAGGACGCCAAGGGTGAACGATGGGCTTCTGGCCCCGGCATCATGCTGAAGCCAAACGAACGCCTCTGTCCAAGGTGCAAGGGGTACACCAGCTTTATGGTATCAGGCATGAAGGCACCAATGAGGTGCACCCAGTGCGTTGGCGGTGTAGTGCCAAAAATTGCCACCACGACCTCGGCAAAAGACGCCTCCAACTTCCAAGGCCGCGACGTCACGCTCGTGGTGGTGGGTGGCAAGTGGTTTTACAAGATCACCGGAGACACGCTACGCTTCGGGCCGTACGACTCTGCCGGAGAAGCGACGGAGGCGGCCACCAAGGCCGGACACCGCAAGGCCACCGACGCCGACACGGAGCTTCGTGACAAGATCCGCGCCGTCAAAGAGAAGATCAGCGGTTCCGTCGGTATCGACCTTAAACGCGAGAAGCCGGCGGAGTTCAAGCGGCTGAGTGAGCTGCTTACTAAGTTGATTGACTCTTCGTCGGCGAAGGACACCCAAGTCACCTATCACATGGCCGCGAAGCCGGCGGCGCCCAAGCCCATCATGAGCGTGGTGCAGCGCGCCGAGGAGCTGAGGAAGCTCAAAGGTAAGGACGCCGACACCGCATTTATCGCAAAGTTGCGCAAACGGCTAGAGCGGGCAAAGGCAGATGGTGACAAGGATGCAGCGCGTGGTATCAAGGTCGAGTTGGATCGCGAGCTAAAGGTCAATGCGAAGGACATCAAGGCCGGCTCCAAAGAAGAGCACGAGATGCTCAAGCAGAAATGCGCCAATTGCGGTTTGTCTATCTACGAAAAGAGCGGGAAGTGGCTGCACCGCGGCACTAGTCAAGAACATTGCGGTGGTATGTTCAGCGGAGCAAAATCCATAAATGGCAAAATGCAATATGCGTACGCTACGCCTGCAAAAGATGTGAAGCCGGTGGGTGACGAGCTATGGACGCCAGGCCACAAAAACCCGGTGCCCGCTGGTTGGCTCAAGTTGTCCAAGGAGGCCATGGAGCTGGCAGGCAAAGCACAAGTTGCAATGGCCAAGCTGGACAAGAATTGGGAGCCGAACAAGCCGCTGTTCGCCGCCCTGCGGCGGATCAACGAGGCCCAACGGTCCGGCGACGAGGCCAAGCTTCGCACGGCATTCGAGGACCTGCGGGCTAAGCTCGCGGTTGCGAAGACCGGAGTGGCGTTGGACAGCATGGCTGGCTCGATCAAGTGGACGGTATGGACTGACAAAGGCGTTGTAACTGTTAAGGCCGTGTCCTCTGCATCGGCAGTCGAAGCTGCATTACGTGCCAAGCCAGGGGCGAAGATCGACGAGTCCAAAGGTATAAACGGTGTGCGCAAGGGCCAATGGTAGGAGGCTAGTTTATGGCCCCAAAGAAACCACCCGAGTTCGGCCCGTCGCAACGCCTGCAGAAAGCTTACGAACGCGGTATCAAACAAATCACGGGTCGCGTAGTAGTCAAGAAGCAGCCAGAGCAGACATTCTCAGAATGGCTTACTGCCATCGCTCGCCGCTCACAGGAGCGCGATGTCCAGGAGGCTAGCGAGACACTGGCCAAGCGTATGGTCTTCCAGGTCTCGAAGACAAACTACCGTACGTGGCGCGAAGCTGCTAGTCGTACCACGCACTCAAAGCAGCTCTACCAGTACCTACAGACGGAGATGGCTGGGCCTACCGGTGCGCGTGTCCAAAGCCTGATACGCGAGAACGCTAGCCTCATCTCGTCGCTTCCACTGGAGTCGGCACAAACACTGGTAGATGAAATCACCAAGGCGCAGCAGTCAGGCGCTCGACCGAAGACAGTTGCCAAGATGGCCGGCAAACGGTTTCCTGAGTTGCTCCGCTCGCGCACCAACCTCATATCAAGGACCGAGACCGCCAAGGCCAGCACGGCGCTCACCGAGGCGCGGTGCGAGCGGCTCAACATACAGTGGTTTCAATGGGAAACGGCACATGACCAGCGAACCCGCGAGTCGCACAAGAACCTTAATGGCGTGGTCTGCGCTTGGGGCCAGCTTCCATCGCCTGAGAAGCTGGTGGGCGAAAAGAGCTACGGGGCCTACGCGCCCGGCCAAATCTTCAATTGCAGGTGCCTTGTGATTCCTATCCTCACATTGAACGACATAAGCTTCCCCGCGAGAATCTATTGGAATGGTAGTATCAAGACCATGACGAAACAGGACTTCAAGAAGATTGCAATTGGCTTGGAAGAACGCGAAGCGGCGTAGTAGAAGCCTTTGCACCAATCTCTGATTAACGCCGCGATGCGGCCTAACCATAAGGAGAACCAATGAAGCGGATTATCAGCATCCTCGCGGCGGCGCTTTTCGCGTTGCCACTCGCTCAGGCACAGACCAATGTTGCCTACTCCGGTGTAAGCCTGTTCACAGGCACGCCAGCTACGGCCACACTTGTAACCGGTCAAGTGCGCCTGCCGTCGTTCAGCGGTACCGGAACACTGACAATTACTGAAGCTGGTATTACTGGGTCGCCGTCTGGCTGTACGGTTACTTTGAAGTATCAGAGTAACAATACGGCTACTGCCGGTGCAGTAGTCAGCACCACCAGCTTCACGCCTTCCACTGGAGTGCAGACCTTTACGGTAACGCCTAGCGTGTTGGTTGGAGACGGCTACGTGGCCACTTATGCGTGCAGTACGTACCCAACAGCGGGCACCATTACGGCCAGTCTCAGCCCGGTGACCGTTGCCAGCATCGACCCGTGCTTTGTGTCTCCAAAACAAACAGTGGTAGTCAACGCAGGGGCCGCTACGGTGCAGCTTGTTGCCTTGGCGGCCGGTAAGTCCATCTACGTTTGCGGTGGCACCGTGGTGCCTACTGGTACGGTGGCATTTGAATATGGCACTGGAAGTTTGTGCGGAACCGGTACTACGGCACTTACTGGCACTATGGTACCTACATCTGGCAGTGTTGTCAGCTTGAACGGCGAAGGTACGAAGCTGATAGCCCCTGCGGGCAATGCTGTATGCCTTGTGTCTGGTACCACGGCTGAAGGGTCCATTAGTTACGTACAGCAGTAGAAGGAAGAAGTGAACTATGTTGAACATTCGTCGTAAAGGTAGCGCGGGAGTACAACCTGAACGACGGCGAGTGGATGTCCAGAAGCATGATGTCCTGATCTATCGTGGCATGGAGATAGACCAGGACACGCTGGACGCCATTCTCAGCACTAACAAACGCCTTCTGTGGGCATTTGTGCGCGGCTGTGATGGGAATATCATGGCCGTTCCATACGATGAGAGCAGGGTTGTTTGGTTGCTGGACAGCGACCTTCACCAGCCCAATGATGTGGAGGTCTAAATGGGACTCGTACTTATCATCTTCATTCTTCTGTTCTTTTTCGGTGGGTGGCGAGTAGGACCTGGTTACGGGTACTACGGCGGTTTCGGCGGTGGCAGTTTACTGCTGCTTATTTTGATCATTCTTCTTTTGACTGGGAGGCTGTAAGTGAACAGATTCATGGTCACGCTAGCAGGGCAGAGCATTGTAATTGAAGCCGACCTTTTCAGACAGGACCGAGAATTCGTGTCGTTCTATCGTAGCGGTTCGGTCATGGGCTTAGTCAGACTTGAAGGCAGCGACAGTGTTATACAGATTTTTCCGTCGGCACCACCCGCTGCAAGCTAAGTGCGCGGCTTGCGGCACCTGAAATCAGCGCGACAAATACATACGTAAGGAGAATACAAATGGCACCATTGACGTTTCGCAATTCGCGCATCATCTATTACGGTCCTCACTCCTGTGAGAACTGCGGAATTCTCATCGCAAAGATGGGACCTGAATGGGGCAGTACGGCGTTCACCTACCCGTCCGGACCGATCTACCCGAACACCGAATGGCATCCGCATGTTTGCGACCCATTCGAAGTGCGAAACAAACTTGGTCGCGAAGCGCGTGAGCAGCAAGTGAAAGCTTGGCCAAGTGCATACCCATTCAGAATTCGTGACACATTCGTGATAGCAAGTGGAAATATCAACCAACTTGATGATCAGTATGTGCATGTTATTTCACACCACTGTTCGTTCTACGATACTGAACTGGCTGCATGGCTGGGCGCGCAAGAACGGCAGGACAAAGACAATCCTACATGGTGGATGGACAGCAACACTGGTGATAGTCAATCTATGCTGCCTTTGTAGGTATTCAAGAAATTAAGAGGATAGGACGACGGTCCGACAAGCGTGGAAATCACTCCGCCATGTTTCCTCTTAATGGTTTCAATGTGAGTGTGATACGGAGTTGGCTATGAAAGAACACGTTGGGTTTATTTACCTGTTTACTAACATGATTGATGGTAAGAAGTATGTCGGCCAAACAAAAGCAAAGAAAGCAGAGCACCGATGGAACGCACATCGTAGAGGCAGCAAATCGGGTGCAAAGACGTATGTGCATCGCGCCATAGCTCGTGATGGTTGGGAAAATTTTGAAAAGAAAATTATCTGGGTTGGCTGTATAGCACTGCTTAACGACAAAGAAACGCAATACATCGATAAACACAACTCGTTTGTAGATGGTGGACACGGATACAATCTAACACGTGGCGGTGG